TTCATATAGTCAACACTTTTAACTTCAGGATCTTGCTCGTTTGCATATGATTCTTCTTTTTCTTTATCACGCATCTTCTTTTCTATCTTTTGATCGTCCATGTCGTGATCACCATCGCCATCTTGGTCGCCCATTGCTTTCTGCATAGCGTCCATTGGACTGTCATCTTTCTCTATATCGTGATCGTCCATGTCGTGATCACCATCGCCATCTTGGTCGCCTATTGCTTTCTGCATAGCGTCCATATGGCCTTCATCTTTCTCCATATCGTGATCGTCCATGTCGTGATCACCATCACCATCTTGGTCACCCATTGCTTTATCAAAGTCTGGTAACATCTTCAACGGACCTTTATCTAGATTACCTAAACTTAAAGGTGCAATGCTAGGTCCAGGAGGAGTTAAACTAGGCATTGGTTGATTGATCATATCCGGATTTACTTTAGTCATTAACTTTAGTAAACTTTCAATGCTGTCCATACCTTGTGCATTAAGATTAACACTCATTGATGGTGGAGTTACTGCAGGAGTAGATGACATTGGGGGCATCATTCCACTCATCATAGAATCACCGCAGGCTTCTACTGCTACGTTACTGACCGGGCGATCTAAGTCACGCATTGTTTGCATTAATTTATTAAAATCCATTATACTTTTCCTTTAAGTGGATCTGGATTACTAATCTTGCTCATAGGAGCCATAGATCCAGCTTTGTCTTGTTTTGCCTTAGGTAATTTGTATTCCCCAACACCGTCTTCTTTCTTACGGGCTTTAGCCGTTTTCTCTAAATCTTTTAAGAAACTCTTGTTAAAATCATCCCCAAAATAATCTTTGTGTTTAATTTTTTCATTTTTGTACTCTGCTTCATCTAGTACTGCTTCACCGCTAGGGTCTAGGTCAAATGTAGCATGTTCTGCTTCAGCTGGGTCGCCGCCGTTACGCACTCTGAAATTAGATTCAGGCACTAAGTGGCCAACGTGTACAGCAAGTTCGGGTGCAGTAATTGGATATTCACAAACCACTTCGAATGTGTACACTTCCATGTTTGCAAGTTCTGGGAAATCCAACGGAATCGCTTGAGCAGATGTTTTAGACTTTTCAATGATTGTTGGATTAGCTGCCCCGAGCATTTCCTTTAATTTTTTTTCAAAATCCTTAGGCAATTCGCCTGCGACTTTTACTCTAAAAGGGTATGCTTTTTTGCTTTCAGCAAGATATTCTTTAAAAGTTTTCATATCAGTATTTAGTCCTTTTGACCCAAACTCTTGAGCAATGCATTACGGTCTGTGATTATATAACCTGAACCTTTTAGCACATCGTTAGGGTCTTCTGGTGAATCTTTATCCATTTTTAGTTTCTTTAACTGTAGATCAATAGCTTTGAGCTTTTTATCTACTTTGTTAGTCTTTGCGGTGATAGCATGTCCTAGCATACTGCTAGCAACTTCAAATATTCTGCTAGAATATCGTACTTCTACGTTCATACCTAGATCCATTAGTTCGTCATAGGCTTTTTCTGCTTTTGCTGCTAGATCGTCAAGTTCGTCGTCGCCTAAGTCGTCCAACTCTGTAATCTGCGGTAATGTTCGAGTGATCTCTGCTACTGCGTTGTAACTATCAGTTATGCTTTTAACTTGAGAATGGGTAGGAGGTTCAATAACTGGCTTAGCTTCTGGCTCTGCTGAGTCTAGGTTGAACAATTCTTCTAACTTTTTGGTCATATAATTACTTATCTACGTTTACTGCCTTGGTGGAAAATATCGCCTTCATTTACTATTCGAAATTTGATACCTTGCTGTTTGCACCATGCAGTAGCAGCTTCCCATTTGGCTACATTCTTAACATACTGTTGCTGATTGTATTGACTCTTTCCTACTTTATCTATAAATGTTTGACTAGACGGCTTTACTTCTATTAGCTCTGCATGTTTCGCGCCGTTTTTATCGTTGTACACTACAAAGAAATCAGGAACATAAATGGTATATTTGCCAGTGAGCGGATCCCTATACGGTATTTGTACGCTTTCGCTTGCCCACTTCTCAACGCTAGGATGTTCGTCTAGCATTTTCATAAAGATAAATTCCCAAGAGCTGCGAGACATAGGAGTTTTCTTCCCAACATACTTTTCGGGATTTTTTACTTCATATCTACCTTGTGCAAACTTTGCCATTATGCTGCAATATTCCTAATTTGAGTTGGTTTTACATCAGCAGTTCTAAATCCTAGTGTACTACTAGGAGTTCTATTATTATTAAGAACTTCTCCGACTACTTGACTTAACCCTAGATTATCAAACCCAGTTAGGCTGTCTAATATTTGAAATATAGGAGTACCGTCTAACTTTGCCTGTTTTAATAAAACAGTTGATACTGTTTGTGCTGCATCTAATTCGAATCCTTTTGATCTAAAGAATGCAATAGTTGCATTGACATCATCAGCATTAAATTCTAAAGGTGCTTGCCCATAACTATCAAAGAATAGTTTTGTTCCTGCTGCACTATCCTGTTTAATTTGTGCGGGGAGATTAGTAGTTGCCATATTACGGTGCTAGGTTCTTTGGTGAAGCAGTAGTTGTTTCTGTGTTGCTGGAGCTTTTAGGAAATATTGTTCCTACAAGGCCGCCTACGGTGCTTACTGCGGTTGCAATATTTGCTGGGTTGCTTAAAACATTTATTGCTTCTCTCTTAAGACTATCTTTTGAAAGTTCTTTAAAATTCTTGTAGGTGTTGACCGTTTTAATAGCACTCCCTAAGAATCCCCCAAAACTGTCAAAAGTATTACCATTAGCTAAATCGCCAAATATACTTTCTAATCCATCAAGGACTCCGCCGTCACCTGTTAAGTTGCTTACGCCGCCGCCTGCTACACTTAATGGACTTGGTACAGTATCATAGTGCAGTGTGGCAAATCCTTTTGGACTATCATATCCTACATTACCCGCACTATACTTTACCGCTTCATATTCTAAAGTCATTTGACTTTCTAGTACTTCACTACCTGCTGCATAATCTAATGATCCGTGATTCCAGTTAGTAATTTTTGGATTAATTAACGTGTATCCGGTAAAGCGTCTGCGCGCCATAGTGTATATGCTAATGCTTTTAAAGAAAGGAACAGAAATATTATTATCCATACCGTATCTAAAATTATCTAGTGGTGTCTTTGTAGGCCTGAATTTATTTTCGTTATACGCAGAAGTTGGCAAGTGTCTATCAGCAACATAGTATCCGTAGTATATTGCCCATAATGCATTAGTTACACCTGCTGCATCATCGTGCATGGTAATTGATATAGGTTCGTAGTTGATGTTTTTGTAAACAATCTTTTTTCTATTATATTGATTTTTTGTAAGAGTATCAAATTTAAATTTAGGAAGTTCTGTAGTTTTAACCAGCATACCAACTTCTTGAGAATGTTTAGCTGTAAATGCTGCTGCTGCGTGGGCAGTTGGATCAATCTCAAATCGCACATAGTAATTAAACTTTGTACGAGGAGCTAATCTCATAGTATCGTCTATGAATAGACGCGTGGCATGCTGCCAGTTAGAAACTATTCCCTTAGGAGTAGTTAACCCTGTGCCTACGCCATTTAGAAAACGAGTAAAGTAGTTTGCCATAATAATATTTATGCCGTAAAAAAAGCCCGGAATGCGTCCGAGCTTTTTCTAGTACTGCGTAGATTAGACTGGTGTACCTGCTCCAGTAACTGCCTCGCCAAGTGTACGACCAACTGCTGCACCGATACCAGATCCAACACTGGATGCTCCTGCACCCCATTGTTCCATGTTATCAAAGCGGATTGTTAGTGCCACAGTAGCTGCTTCGTTAGTAGCGTAATTCATATCGCCGTAGTCTGCATTCATTAAGATGCAACCATACATGTTCATAGTTTCTAGAACGTTTGATACGTAGTTACCGTTACCGCCGTCTAGTACTTCAACACGAGTTGTGAACTTATAGTCAATACCTGAACGTGCAGATGATTGTTCCATAAAGTCAAACTGTTTCTGAATTTGCTGACCAACTAACTTTTGAACTTCACCACTAGCATCATCACGTAATGTTAATGATAATGTTTCAAAGCTAGGCTTACCAGCAAGGTAAACCTTGCTGTTGTAAACGTCTAACATAATCTCTTCAAAGTTTACCTTTGGACGAGTAACGTCTTGTACTTGCTTGGTTAGCTCAGTGGCTGCTGCAACACCAAAACCTAAGAGAGTCACTCTAAAGCGATACTTCAGTTTTGGCATCAATAGTACTTGCGTACTGCCGGCGCCTCCTGTCGGGATACCAAAATTATTTAATGATGTAATAGCCATTTTTAAATCTCTCCTGTGTTCTTGACACGCAATGGAATGTAAATGAACTCAACTGCCTTGACGGGTTCGATAGCGATATCTACCCAAAGCTCGTTGCGATCAATTCTTGCCGCTGTGTTATTTGACTCGTCACACACTACAGCAAAGTCATACAATGCACGTAAGCCTACCAATTCTAACAATAGACTTTCACATGCTTGTTTAACTTCATCTCTAGTAATCTTATCATTTGGTTCAAAGATAAACGGACGAGCTAATTTGTTTAACTGACTACGTAAGTATACTGTTAAACGTGCTACGTTGATACGATCTAATGCTGATGCGTTTCTTGCACGAGTCTTCTGACCATAGTTAACTAGTCCAACACCATTAAAGAATGTAATTGGGTTAATTTTTAAGTCATATAACGTATCACGTTGACCTTCATTCAGTGCAACAGTTTGGAATTCACCGCTTGCTGCATCAATGTAACCAACGGCTGTAGCGTTAGTAATGCCACCGCGTCTTGTACCTGCTGGAGCAAACCATGGGTAAGAAACGTTGTCGCTTAGTGCAATAGTCTTAAGCATCATGTGTGAGCTAGGAACAACTGCATTGGCGCCGCTTAGGTCTGTGGTAAATCCACTTGGGTAGAACGTAGCCAAGTATTCGTCGTAAGTAACAAGCCCTTTATCGCCGTTATCAGTAACTAGCTCTGCATTTGAACCCCAGTTAGTTAATGTTGTAGCATCGCTAGCTAAACGTAGTGGAGTGTCACCAACTACAAACGCTGTAATTCCACGATCGATATTCAAGTTAACTAGATTGCTCATTAGCTCAGGATATCCTGGGCAAGAAATAATGTTAAAGTTACGTCTTTCTTCGTCACGGATCTCGCTGCTTGTATCAACTGCACTCTTAAGCGCAGCAACTACAACACCACGTTGTGCATGACGTAGGAATGATCCAGAACCGTCTTCATTATTTGGGCTAGCTGTAACCCAACGATCAGTTGCATAGTCTGCCATAGATTCGTTGTTGTTAAAACGTACATTATCACTTGCTGTATTCACGTAGTTGTTTTGGTAACGCTTAACGTTGCCGCCACTTCTGCGCAAGTTCCACAGCAACATGCCTCTTGGATATAGATCTGGATCTGGAGCATCAAAGTCTAAGAAGTTACTGTTAGCTAGATCGCTAATAGAAGCTGCAATAGTTTCTTCGCCGTTCAAGTCATAACGTGCATCGGCAAACAAGATACCTTCTTCAGTTTGTTGATCAGTCTTGTCAACTAATTCCCAACGATTCTTTCCGTCGGCAATATCAGTTCTTGCTGAATTGTAACGGTAAATTGTTGGATAATTTTCTAAGTCGGCTGTGCTAATCCACAAGTCGCCTGTTAGTGTTCCGGCTATCCAAGGATTGCTTGCTGATACCACTGGAGTGTATCCAATACGTGTTGTATCTACGCTATTAAAATCTGATGCAGCGTTTCTGTAACCAACCCAAGTTGTACCATCATGTATCATAATGTCAACATCGCCAACACTAGAGCTGTACCATAATTGTCCATCATCTGCTTCGTTTAGAGGAGCGCTAGCAGATGCACTAAAGGCAGTAGTTGTAAATGGTGCCCAGGCTGAGACAACATAGTCATCACTTGAACCTGCAGGCGCAGCATATACATTTAGTGCGCTGGCAAACAAGTTACCAAATACACTGTCAGTGTCGACAATTCTAAAGTCGCCTCCTAACTTGTGGTAAATGCTCAATACGTTAGTTGCATTAGTAGGCGCGGTACTTGCTGCTACTGATTCTGCTTCAATGTTTGCAAATCCTGCTGCGTTAATTGCTTGAGCAATTAGTTCAGCATCGTCCATGTCGTTGGTAGCAGTGAATGAAATAGTCTTTGCTGTACCTAATGCAATAACACCCTTAACACTTTCTGCAATTGTGAATGACTTTGGACCAGTAGATGCAACTGATCCTACTGTTATGCTAGTAGCAATTGTTGTGTATTGTCCGGCCGCAACAGACCGTCTCCACATTCTAAATGTAACACTATCAGGCACTATGTCATTGAACGAGCCTTCTTGGCTGTTTGTTTGAACCATTAATGCGTTAGCACTAATGTTGATTCCGCCGCCGCTGCGGTCTAAGTAATACAATGCTGCATTTGTAGTAGCATAGATAGGAGCTTCGCTTGCTACCCAAGTAGCAGTCGCTGAATTCCATTGCTTAACTCTCCAACGTGCGCCATTGTTTGGCTCAGTTGTCTTTAACCATACTGAACCTGTTGGGCGTGCAGTTGCATCGTTGCTCTTCCATGTTGGAACTTGCGTATGTGGAGTTTGCTGTAGACCTGGAGCATAAAATGTGCCAGCAACTAAACCTAATAAGGATAGTGTAGTAGTGCCTGCACCAATGGTAATTGTTGTTGACAGACTAGAATCAACAGTAGCTGGTTGATCGTTAGTACCGGAAGTATAAAGATAAATTTCGCCGCCAACTGCTCTAGCAAATACGCCTCTTGCTTCTTCAGCATCAACAATAGTTAATCCATTAATAAGTGCAACTGTTGCTGCAACAGTTTCGCCACCGGTCAATGTAATAGTTGTTCCGTTAATTGTAAAGTTGCCTGCTATAGGAGTACTAAAGCCAGAGCCAGTTACAGTTGCGTGGCTTAATGCCCACTCTGTAGAACCAACTAGCGCCCATGCACCTGCAACAACACCAGCGACTGGTAGTCCAGCGCTCTTGAAATAAATTTTAGCTTCTTCGCTACCTGCGCCGCTTCCTTGCACTGTTTGGAACACAACACAGTAGTCACCGATAGAGCCAATAGATGCTTTTGGAACACCGCCTGATTCAATTTTAGAACTGTCGTCGTCTGTTAGTACTATTGGAGTTTTTGCTGCAAACTTCTGTCCACCGGTAGTGCTAACATCTGCACTGTTCCACTCTTGGATGCCCCAAGTAGTCGCTTGCGTATCAACCCACCATTTGCCGTTATTCGGGGCCGCTCCCGGAGCAGTTGCTTGGGCTTCTAACTCTGATAGATCAACATCAGCACGTACAATAAATGCTGCGTTGCTGACTCCTAGCAAGCTGTAAGCTGCTAGCAGACCGTATTCGTTTCTTTCACCGCCGTGTACTGGACTTGAAGAAGCAGTCTTCTCAAAGAATGGTACTCCAAACAGATCAGTAAGATCGCGTTGGCTAGTTAGTTTAAATGCCTTGCCGGCATTTGCTTTTGTTGTGGATGAGGCAACCGCTGTCCCTGATCCGTTCGTTTTGTCTTGCGCTGTAGCTACTACGATAAGAGGAGTAGTACCAGGCTCTGCTGGTGTGTAAAAACTCTCGTCGATAACTGTAACTTGTACGCCTGGTGATTGTAGTGCCATATTCCCTATTCTCCTGGTAATAGTTTACTCAAAGTATTTACCTGAATGCAGGAAAAATAGTCCGTTATAACCCCTGAAAAAGGGGCAGAAAAGGCTAAGTATTTTTATGAGACCACTTTGCAAGTGCGGATACCGCCCTAAAGCAGTAAATTACAAGAAAAATGACAGAGTATACTACCGAAGTCTCTGTGAAATCTGCATGTCCAACGGAATTGGTCATGGAATACCCCGCTGGGTTAGAGCAGGGTATCAGATAAAGTTACAATGCGATAAGTGCGGGTTTCGATCACCGCATAAAGAAGTGTTTAGAGTATTTCACGTAGACGGTAATTTAAACAACTGCCGTCCTAACAATCTAAAAACTGTTTGCTGTAACTGTGCTCAAGTACTAGGCAAAGAAGGAATTGCCTGGAAGCAGGGTGACCTCATCGCTGACTATTGAAGCGGCCTGCTTGTACAATGCGTCAATAGTATGATTGTTGTCTAGAACAGCGTCAAAGTCTGTGCCCACCCATGCTGTTTCACTAGCATGAATTTTTCGCATCTTTAATTCTTGAATTGCATAATTGCGGCCTGTGTTTGCGTCGAGAGCCACTTGATACCAATCAGGTAATTCTCCACGTTGTACCCAGACAATCTTACCACCTGCATTTCGAATACTTTGAATTTCATTAGGAAATCTACAATCACTAATTACTACATTATCTTTACTTAGACGGAGTTTGTTTTCCAAGCTAGCGATCCAGATATCGTCATGGAATGCTTTGCGGCATACTTCTGTACCCCAATATTGGAGAACCCAACGAGGAGTTAGTGTAGGCATTGCTAGGCGAGTTGCCCACCACGGATCTACTTGTTCTCGCCATTCGCGAGCTTCCTTAGTACGACCTTCTAGCATAGTTCGGTCCCAACCAAATACTGCTGCCACTGCATCTTTAAGAGTTGATGCAAAGCTCTCTCTACGATACCGATGAAAATTTACGAGATAATCCGCAACAGTATCTTTGCCGCTGCCTATAAATCCCACTACCCCAATTATAGCCATAAGTTTTTTCCTTTTTCATATTATATTACACTTTTATATACTTGTCAACCATAATTATAAATACAAAGTCATGAAAGATTACCAATCTCAAGCATTTGTTTATAAATGGAAGCATATACCAACTAGTATGTGGTATATCGGATCACGAACTGCAAAAAATTGTCATCTTAACGATGGATTGCTAACAGCAGTATAGATGTCAGCGCTGTTAATCAGCGTTCTACCAGTTGTGGGCCTTTCTAAGAACCCGCATACACCTATAATCATAACTATCTCCTATACGACAATTATACTATAATAATGATATAGGGTCAACCTATCTATAAGGTTTTGGTTGTTTTGGTTTGTTAGTGTTCAATCTATTAGCTAATACACTTGCAGTATTGATAGATTTAGTTCTTTGAGTTCTTCTAGCTGCTTGAGGAGCAGTACGTGCTCTAGTAGTTTTCATCTTCTGGGCCTGTGCCATATCCATAGGCTGGTGGCATTTTGATGGATGACTAACTTGTCGGCTCTTCCTTGGTCCTGATGAACAACGGAATTTTAATTTAGTTGTGCCGCCACGAGCAGTGTGCTTGCCAACACCCCAAACCATTTTAGCAGTTTCAGTATATAACTCTTCGTCATCTTCAAAAATAAATTCATTAGCTTTCATTATCCGATCACCCATCCCCAACCTTGTGTAGTAATACCAGTCTTAAGGTCTTCACTTAGTCTATCCATATCAGATTGTCCTTCAGCTTTCATTGCTGCCCCGTTAAGCGCTGTGCCGCCCTGCGGACCTGCAATGCTGGCAAACTTTTCACGGGCTTGACCAAGCATCATTTTGCAATTAGCAAGGGTGTAATCTTTAATCCATTGTCCTGCATACGTATCTTCGATAATTGCGTGATCAGGTTTGACGTTATAAACCAACAACATAACTGACTCTTGAGTGCGAGGACGTTGATGAATTGTTAGTTTACGGTTTTGTGGATTCCAATTAAAGTTAATAAAAGATCCAAACATCTTACCAACCATTTCTTGATAGCCTGCAAACAGTTCGTATGTTGCTAGCCCACCCATGTTTGTTGATGATAACAAATAGGTATTTGTGTAGGCTAAGTTAAACGGTTCAAATACGGTACCGCCGCTTCCTCCGCCTGTGCGCGAACCAATAGTTCTACGATAAATCTGTCGGACAACCTGTATTTCTTTTGGCAAAATATACTCGTTTTGATCTTCTTCAAGATTCAAAAAGATGTAACTTTCTTCAACAGCATTATCTGCACGTTGTCGAAATACTGCTAAACTGCGTGTTAGCGCAGTTTCGTAATGGATAGGATCTAGCTCTATATCAATCATGCCGTCACCCAGCATGGCTTTACAGTAGTCGTAAACGCTTTGTTTGGTAATATCTATTTGGCTCATACAAGTATTTATCGTTACGGTAAATATAGTATGCCAAGATTAAGCCTCTACCGCGCCCAAAAGGGCAATGATTTTAAATTCATCGATAAAACCGTTTGGGAAATGTTCCAAGTCGGCGGAGTCGATGTACTTGTTCACAAGTATATAGGACCTGGTTCTAGCAGTGAAGTTACTCCGACAACTCCTGCATATACCACAGACAATCCTTTACAAATACAAGATTTACTATTCTTAGAAAATAGAGATCGTAAGTATGATCCGGATATATATAGGCTGCGAGGTGTTTATAATATTCAAGACATTGACTTTAACCTAAGTCAGTTTGGTCTATTTCTACAAAATGACACAGTATTCATGACGTTTCATATTAACGATACTGTCGAAAAACTTGGACGTAAAATTATGTCGGGCGATGTAATTGAGCTACCGCACTTAAAAGACGAGTATGCACTTAACGATTTGCAGTTTGCTCTAAAACGTTTTTACGTTGTTGAGGAAGTCAATCGTGCAGCGGAAGGATATTCAGTAACTTGGTATCCGCACCTATATCGTGCTAAATGTAAACCACTAGTAGACAGTCAAGAATTTAAAGACATTCTCAACGGTCTCGCTGACGGAGATGGTAACGATACTACCACTACCTTACGTGACATTATGTCTACGTATGAAAAAGAAATGCAGATTACCCAAGCAGTTCTTAACCAAGCAGAAGCAGATGCTCCTAAGAGCGGATACGATACTACTAAATTCTGGACTGTTCAACTGGATGAAAACGGAAATGCTGATCTAGTAACTGTTGACAATGAAACTATTGATGCTAGCTTGCAAACGCAGGCCACTGATGCTAATGGCAACTTGTTGTTTGATGCCAACAACGACCCAATATATGTTGGGCCAACAGCTAGCACAATGTTACAAACTGCCAAGGGCAATGGCTACCAAGGTTACCTAACAGGAGATGGCATTCCTTCAAACGGCGCGCCGTTTACTGCTGGCATTGCATTTCCACTGTCAGGCGTAGACGGACAGTATTGCCTAAGAAAAGATTACATGCCTAACAGACTGTTTAGGTTCAACGGAACAAGATGGGTTAAGATGGAAGATATACAGCGTATGACTATGAACAATCTAGGTGCTAGCGATACCGGAGTTGGCGATACATTTGAAGGTAAAGATGTTCGTCAAACACAGAAAGGTACATTTATTAACAATACAAATACAGCAGTCATCGACGGGCATACTGTTGAAGAGAAACAAAGCCTTAGCAAGGCGCTTAGACCACAGGCGGATGTATAATGTATATCTATAAATTTATACATACCGAAAGCGGAAGAGCGTATATAGGGCAAACTATACAAAATCCAAATCGGCGTCGGCTTGAACATATTGCCGATAGTAGGAATACTCCAAGAACATATCACTTTCACAATGCTTTAAAAAAATACGGATCAGAATCATTTATATTTGAAGTTATTGCAGAAGCGAAATCTTTGGAAGAATTAAACTTGTTAGAGGAAAAATATGTGAATCAATACGATTCTATTAACAATGGGTTTAATATTCGACAAGCAGGTGGCAACAAGCTACATTCTGAAGAGAGTAAACAACGGATGAGTGATGCTCAAAAAGCTGCTCATTTACAGAGAAGATTAGAAGGAAGAGATAGCGGATGGAAAAGGAAAGATGGCGGGCCTATGAAAGGAAAAATCTGTTCCGAAGAAAATAAACAAAAAAAACGAGAAGCACATTTAAAAGCACAGCACTATACTGGAAAAACTTGGAAAGTTATAGATGGTAAAAGAGTGTGGTTAACTAAGGAGGCTGTGGCTAACGCTACTGTATAATCATCGACTATTTTTATGACGGACAAATAAGACGATATGTAACGCAATTCATGCGTGTGTTTATAGGATTTAAGTATCAAGACGGAGAAGGCAATCAATTAAGTGTTCCGGTGCTGTACGGAGATATGACCAGGCAAGTTGCTAGTATTATTAAAGATAACAGCGAAAACAAAATGTCTACCGTTCCTCGCATTGCCTGTTATATCAGTGGCGTTGACATGGATATGAGTCGGATGAGTGATGCTACGTTTGTTAGTAAGGTTAATATTAGAGAACGTAGATATGACGATATCGACGGTACAATTGATTATCAAAATGCACAAGGCGGCAACTATACCGTCGAACGGCTAATGCCTACTCCGTTCACACTGTCTATGAAAGCAGACATCTGGACCAGTAACACTGATCAAAAGTTACAATTATTTGAACAGATTATGGTATTGTTTAATCCTAGTCTTGAGTTACAAACAACGGACAACTATATTGATTGGACTAGTTTAAGCGTTCTAAATATAAAGACAACTAATTTTAGTTCTAGAACAATACCACAAGGCACTGACAGTGACATTGACATTTGTTCTGTTGAGTTCGATATGCCTATATGGTTATCTCCGCCAGCCAAGGTCAAGAAGTTAGGCGTGGTTAGATCAGTTATTGCTAATGTGTTCACAGAAGCCGGTGATATTGTTAATCTTGAAGATTTAGCATTTAATCGGGATAAGGGATCTTTCCAGACTAATCCGTTGCGCTTTCGTGTACTATTGTTTAAATCTAATACTGGTAATATCAGTGATAATATTTACGATCTTACACTAGTCAATCCAGGTGCTGCTGTTATTGCACAAGGGTTAGATCAAAAAGCATTCAAGTTAGGTGAACCAGTTGATTGGAATAGTTTGTTATCAGCTACCGGTGGGTTTAAAGCTGGAGACCATATTTTCTTTAAGCAGGCTAGCGGCTTTGACATGGTAGGCACATTTGATATTAACCCTACTGATCCAACTATTCTAACTGTGTCGTTTGCAGACGATCCTAACCAAATTTCTAATACTGTTATTGCAGGCAAAACTTATGTAGATGCAATCATTGATCCTTATAGATTCAATCCTGTTACTACATTTAACGGACAGGCAAATATACCTGAGATTAGATATCTAATGTTAGACGATGTCAATCCTAATAGTGCAAATGCAGATGGACCCGATGGCTGGAAGAATCTCGACCTTAGTGACCCAGTTATCAAAGCCAACAGTATTATTGAATGGAACGGCACTAACTGGGTTGAAGTTTGGGATCCTGCTACTGCTACTGTTCCAACTTATATTCAAAACTATCGTACAGGTATCCAATATCGCTGGGACGGTACTCAATGGATGAAAGCATTTGAAGGCGAGTACGCTCCAGGATACTGGGGAATAGTTAACGGGTAATAATTCTAAAGTTTAAAGAGTAGAGATAGTTTTAACAGTAATCAGCCCTACCATTGAGCCGTGTACGCTACACTGATATCGGTATCCACCTGATATGTCCGATGGTACTTTCCAATATAATGTTCCAGAAACCTTACCTTGTGCATTAGTTCCAGTTGATACTGTACCACCAGTTGATACATGAATTAATCCAGTATTATAATTTATACCGCCTGGTGTTTGTATTAGGAAAGGATGGCCGCTTACATTTAAATTAAAAGCAATAGTCATTCCTGTAATTGCATATACTGTTGGGTTATCAGTAGATCCGTATTGATCAAATCTATATGCCGATGCTCCGTTATTTGTTACTAACAACATTGTCATTGCTGGTAAGTAGATTTGATCTATAGTTGCGCCGGCCGAATCGCTTAATCCTGTAAATGCAGTGGC